CATGCACAGCGGTTTTCCCGCTGTGCATGTGTCTTCACGTTGATTTTTCTTCGAATGCGTTTATTCGCATTTTGTCTTTTGAATCAACTCGTATTGTAAGTGCAATTGCTTGCTGTGATATTTCGTATACACCTATAGCCTTTGTGCACGTGTGTAGACGACTGTTTCAGTATGTTTGACCATTTTCAATACAAACAACAAGTTTTATGACATTTCTTGTGAACAAATAAATGTCACCACCCTAGAGCATTGCTACTAAGCTTTGTTAGTAGAAGTTGTTTAGAGTCAAAACGACGGACCTCTATTTAGAGAACCCGTGTCCGATGGTGATAAGAACTTTAATCGCCCCGGGTGAGTTGCCCTCACATCTTTATGATGTGTAGGGCGCTCTCGGTTAGTATTGTGGTGGATTTTATAAATACGTCAGATGGCTCGACGTTAAAGCCTATGGTTGTGAATCAACCAGCAGAAGGGAAAAGCCAACCCAAACTGCTTTGTTAAAAACTTTGCCGAATGCGGAAGTACCGTGAAGCAAAGGACGGTAACCAAACTTACATGTGACTGCGACGGAATAGCATGTATTTTAATCCAATAACGTTCACCAGCCCAGGCGGGAACCTGAGCTCAAATTTATTTGACTCGTTGGTTAACGCCGAGAAACATAATCAAGGTGATATGTCCATGAAGTGGGAAGCTTGCTTCCTGTGGGTATCTCGGAAAGTTTGGCCCGGAATTTATTCCCCCCAAATGAGTACACCTTGGTCAGATAGATGAAGTACGCACTATTTTTAGTGCGTGTTTCTTCTATCGTGTTTCATGGCTATTTATCATTTAAATAGATCATGAATTGCGATACGAAGATGCACGCGAAGAGAGGCAATGCCCTCAACCAAAACAAAAGTGGAGGTAAGAAGAAGGTCGTATTCCGTGGGCGACACAGACGCCAGGAATCTATTATGGAGGCTGATGAGCTATTTGGAAATTTTCCAGCACCCATGATTCAGGAGCAACATGATATGTTGCTTGCTGAAATCGTTCGCTCGAAAGCGGACAGGGAGGAGCGCATACGATTAATGCGCGCAGTTTGTCGTATTTACTCGTTGGACGAGAAATACGCAGACGATTTTTATAACAATTTTTGTGATGAACACGCTGCTGAAGATGGCAATGATGATACTGTTCTTTTGTATGATTATTTACTTCAAGCTTTAACCGTGATCCATAATTGTTGTGGTAGTAATGATGTTACTATAAAACGTGTTGAAACAACATTAGTTGCTGCATGGGCTGTTTTTAAATACAGAAATGATATGTCAGCGGTATCGTTACACGTTGTACAGTATGCCATGTCTTTATTACCGCGCTCTATTACGAACACATTGATAGTGTGTATTAGAGCAGCACTTTATAGCGAGACTGAACAGAGTCTTGCGGACACCATCCTTAAGGATTTGGGTGGTGATTGTGGACATTCATTTAGGAATTTATTAAATAAACCTTTTGTGTCGCATGCTCGTATTATTGCGTCACTATTGTGCACTATAGGGTTGGTAAAACCAGATAGATGGCACATTAAAGGTTTTGAATTGTTCGCAATCGAGGCGTTTGATGAACGAAAAGTCGATATGATTGATGTTTTGGATTCAACTTTATCGTCTCTTGTGTTCTTTTTCAAACAAGGATACCAATGCTTTTGTAGGAAAAGCATAAGGCCTTTATTTGTTACATCTGATAGATTGATGGAATTGGAAGTTCGCGTTGAACAGTTAGCAATCAAAGTCAAAAATCATGTACAAGGGTCAGCTCGTTGTGAATTTGCACATTTGTGTGGATCGGTATATTCATTAGCCGATGATATTCGCGCCGTTCAATTAAATGTTAAACCTATAGAAACAGTCATTTGTCGTAAGTTATTGCGAACTGTTCTGGCATTAGAGAATGACATTATAATGTCTCAAAAATCCGAAACTTTACGGATTGCTCCCTTTTGCGTTAAAACGTGGGGTTATTCTGGTGTTGGTAAGACTGGTTTCAATCTCATAACCATGCGCGAAATATTGCGCTATAATGGCTATGAATATAAAGATACAAACATAAAGAAGATTGAACCTGAGAAGGAATATTGGGAACATATTCGCAACGATACCACTGGTATTACTATTGATGACATGTGTAATACTATTCACACAAAGGAAAAAGTAAATCCAGCTGATATTCTGATTAAGTTGGTTAATAACCAACCAGAGTCGGTAAATCGTGCAGACATACCAGATAAAGGTATGATTTGGATTGATGCGAAAGCTGTTGGAATAACGACAAATAATCGAACTTTATCAGCAGAGAATTGGTCTGTTGAACCAATGTCAGTTGTACGTCGATGTCATTTGCATATTGATCTTAAAGTCAAACCAGAATATGCCGATGCAAATGGACAATTAGATAGTGAGAAGGCTGAAAAAGCCGAACGTTATGGTTATATTGAAGATTTGTGGGATATTAGTGTTTTCTATGTTAAGAAAAAACATAATTCTAAGCTTGCTAATTTGGCGGAGGATTATGATTTATCCTATATGGAGGACGATGAAGGACGTTTAAAAGACGTGGGAATACAGAGATATCTGCGATTTCTTTATGAGGAAACGCGCAGACATTTTTCCATGCAGAAAGCATTCATCGCCAAGCAAAGATTAGAGGACAACACTTTTGAATGCTGTCCAAAATGTAATATGATTTGTCGTTGGTGTAAATGTACTACCGATGAAGATAGTGATGATCCGCCCGTTAGTAATGAACAATCTTTAGTAATAGATTTTGTGTACAATCAATATTTTATCTATTTGATGTCATTTGTGAACGCTGGTTTTATTAGTGCTATTAGTAATTGGTTATATTTTTATTCTGGTTTTACGATATGGTGTCGCATTCTTAATTTCATTCAGGCTGCTATCTTTCCAACTTGGTGGGAAAAGAAAATTTTTTCTATTTTGTCTCGCCGTGAAACGAATTTGTGGTCACGTAATGCCATTTTGAGCATTGATAATTTTATAGACTTCAATATCGCAATATTACCTAGTTTTATTACTAGTAGTAAGTATATGAAGTATCTCTATTTGTATTGGCATCGCCGACACATATATCGAACGGCCCGAAGATACGGCATTATAGCATTCTTTGGTTTTATTTGGTCAGCAAGTGTTTATTATTATTTCGTACGTGAAATAACTTGGGAACTAATTTATGCCGCTTTTGTATTTTTAGTTGTATATATTTTATATCAGGCATACTTTACATATTTGTTAGTTTTTCATAGATTACAACATGTGCGAGATTTGGGTAGACAAACACGTTTCCATAATTGGCGTTACACTGATTACATTGGTAATGACAATTTCTTCACAGTCACTGGCTTTGTGCATAATGCAACAGTGTTTGCTATTTTATATACCACTGTTGAATTAATACGATTGGGTATTAAGATGTACACAACACAGCATGTGGTTGAAGAGCAACAAGGTGGAGTTTTATCTCCTGGTACTGTTGAGGAGGCTGAACAACGTGAGGTTAAAACTAATATTTGGGCTCACACGATACAAACACCAAATAAGTCAACAAGGCAAATTGGTGATTTTGTCAGAACATGTTCAAAGAATTTAGTTGTTGTTAAAATTACTAGTGCTACTACTGGCACGGGCGTAAAAGAAATGGCAACGTATTGTAATGCTTTAATGTTGGTCGGTAATGTCGTAATGATGCCATTACATATGGTTTACGAACGTGATGGTGTGAATTGGATATCTCCTTATTTAACAGCAAAATTAACTTTTATTCGATCCGAGAGTGTTAATTCCGGCTGGACTGAAGAGATAGATGTTTCCACTGGTGTTAGAATTGAAGGATATGATCTCATTGTCTTCAGAGTTAATGGAGGTGGTGTTTTTAAAGACATAACGGATTTAATAGCAGTTAAACCGGCATATGCAGGACAGGTGGTAGTACTTAAACGATCTTTGACTGGTGCCATTGAGGAATGTCCCGGTAATGTACGCAAGCAAGAAATGATGTCTTACACGCGAAATGATCTAACAATGTGTTGGCATGGAGTGCATGTACAAACATCACGTCGTGATTGGGCTCCTGGAGATTGTATGTCATTAATTTTGTCGAACGATGCTGATCCGCGCATTTTAGGTTTTCATTTAATAGGGACTGCTGATGTGACAATTGGTATTTCGGCTTCAATTCCAACAGCACAATTGCGTGGTGTTTTGCATAAATTACCAGAACAATTTGTGGTTCATAGTGCTGAAGATATACAAACAAAAATTTATGATGTTGATTTACAATTTAGCACCGAAATTCATAGGAAAAGTCCAGTTAATTTTGTCGAACAACGGAATTTTACAGTGCTCGGCTCTATATTTGGAGGAAGAACACCTAAAACTAAAGTTCGTGATAGCATCGCAGTGCCATTCTTAGAAAAGAGGCTTGGTCCGCAACAATATGGTCCACCACCTTATGGTGGTCCTGATGGTAAACAATCTTGGTATTCGTGGTGGCTTAATTTAGATGGGACTTCTCGTGTGTCAACATGCTTGCCTGAACGTGAGTTTAATATGGCAGTGGATGATTATGAGAAAGGTTTATATCATGTGGTGGACATGCATAAAAATAAAATTAAGCCACTCTCAGAAGAGATGGTTGTTAATGGTATGCCAAATTCTCGTTTTATGACACCATTGAATCGTGATACTTCTATGGGGTTTCCATTAGGTAAACCCAAATCTGGATATATGGAAGTAATTCGGATAGAACCAGATGGTAGGAAAATATATGCATTTTCCGATACACGTGTATGGAAACGCTGGTATGATATGGAGGAAGAGTTAGCAAATTTCAAAATTCCAACTTCTATCTTCAAGGCTACAATGAAAGATGAACCTGTCAAGAAGACAAAGGAAAAGGTTCGAATTTTCCAAGCAGCTGACATAGGAATGCAGCTCGGTGTTCGAAAATATTTCTTGCCGATTATTCGTGCGTTGTGTTTGCACCCATTAGATTCTGAATGTGCTGTCGGCATTAATCCTTTTTCTTTGGAATGGGATGCTCTTGATGGTCATGTATCCAAATTTGGCCGAGATCGCACCATTGCTGGTGATTATAAAGGTTGGGACACAACCCTACCTAGCGTGTTAGTGCGACAAGCCGCCTTGATATTGGTACATTTTGCGGAGAGAACAGGGAATTATTCACAGCGAGAGCTCACGGTGATGCGTGGATTAGCTGTTATGTTATCAAATCCGTTGATTAATTTCAATGGTACGCTGATCCGCTTACATGGAACAACACCAAGTGGTCATAATTTAACTTCAGTGTTAAATTCCATTTGTAATAGTTTGTTGATAAGGTGTGCTTTTTATAAACATTTCATGTATCAACCATTATTGTTTCGTAAATATGTTGCAAATATTACATATGGTGACGACTTCGTTGCCAGTGTGTGTCCAACCAAAGATTTTTCGTTAGTTATTTACGAGCGTTATTTATCGACATACACTGGTATTAAGGTTACTATGCCTGACAAGAAGAGTGAAATTGTGCCTTACATGCATTTTGATGAAGTAGATTTTCTTAAGAGACGTAGCATTTGGATAGAGAGTTTGGAACATCGAATTGGCGTGTTGGACATTAATTCGATTCACAAGTCATTGTACACAACGATGGCATCTCCCGGTGATGAGGCAAATGTGCTAGTTGCCGTGGTACATTCCGCCATGCATGAATTATTTTATCATGGTAAGGAAGTGTACGAACAATATATCGCTCTTTTTAAAGACATGTTTGAATATTTGGACTTAGATCCTGGTCCAATATATAAGTCTTATGAGGAGCGAGTGTACGAATGGAAACAATCGTATGAAAAATCAACTGTATTGGATGACGGTCATGTGGATGACACGCTTACAGAAGATTTCCAAGGAATTGCTCACGATACCACTTAGTGGGCACACTTGTGATTTGTTTAAACCACGCACTTCACATTTTAAATTAAAGGTTTAACAAACAAGACAATATTTTAAAGAATGCGGCGGACATTTTTCCGCCCGGGAGACAAACGCCTGATTCGTTTGTTGAGCACTCCGGTTTGGTTACCGAGAGGGAGTCTTCTGAATCCGCTGTGACAAAGTTTAGTACATTAGAAACATGGTCGCGCGAGATTCTTGTTGCAAGGGATGAAACTTTTAATATTATGCACAATCCTGATGCAGATCTTAGTGATGCTTTAAAAAGACCAGTCATTGTTGACACTTTTACTTGGAATATGAATTCAAATGTTGTAGGCAGAATAGATCTTGTCAAAAATTGGATATCTGCTTCTGAGGTTATTCAAAATCGCATTAAATTTTATCGTTATCTTAGTGGTACTTTTTGTGTTAAGGTAACAGTAAATGGTTCTCCATTTATGTATGGCAAAGCAATTATGAGTGCGCAACATTGGCCAGAAGTGTCTGGTGCAAGTTTGCCTGCTACAGCGTTTGGGTTGGAATTGGTACAACAAACTAGTCTGCCTTATGTTTCAATAACACCCACTGATAGCACAGCAGGTTGTTTAGAATTGCCGTTGTTACATCCTAACGGTGCACTTGATTTAACGCAAATAACTACACCAATACAGCTTGAGTTACGTTCTATGACACCACTCAGTGCTGTTAAAGAAACGACTGATAATTGTGTTATTACTGTGTGGGCTTGGATGAAGGATTATACATTGTCTGTGCCTACAAATTTTCCATATGATCCTTTATGGGAACAATCTGGTGACGAATATTCTAAACCGTTGGTTAGCACGGCAGCAACAACTTTAGCATCATATCTTGGTAGATTGCGCGATTGGCCTTACATTGGGCCATATGCACGAGCTAGTGAAATTGCGGTTTCAGCTGGTGGCCAAATAGCCCAGCTATTCGGTTTTTCTAAACCATCTGTGATTAAATCTATTGAATACATGCAGAATAAGCCGTTGGGAAATTTATCTAATTTTAATGGTGAAGATACATGTGTTAAGCTTGCTTTAGATTGTAAGCAAGAAGTTACTGTGGATCCGAAAGTTACGGGCTACGGGGGACCTGATGATATGGTTGTATTAGATATCGCCAAGCGTGAAGCTTACTTGACTAAGTTTGTTTGGCGGTCAAGTTATCCTCGCGGTAAAACGTTGTGGCGGAGTGTTGTTAATCCAGGCATATGCCAAAGATCAGCCACTACTGTAGCTGGCATTACCGATCCAGTACCAGTTTTAGATCCTACACCATTAGCACACGTTTCATTTCCTTTTCAATATTGGCGTGGGACATTAAAATTTCGATTTGAAATTATTGCATCACCTTTTCACAAAGGCAAAATTCGGTTTGTTTATGAACCCATTTCTGCCTTAGAAACATCAGGTAGTTGGACTTTTGATGAAACTAAGTTGACATCGCGCGTGGTTGATCTAGCCACGGAACGTGAATTTACTATGCACGTTGGGTGGGGTAATAATGCCAATTATTTAGGTGTTAGCTCACCTATGGACCAGAATGGTTTAACACCCGATCCTATGTTCACTTCTGCTGATTTAGATACATTGGCATTTCAACCAAAGAAACACAACGGTTGCATAGGCGTTTGCGTTGTCAATCCTTTGACATGTTCGGAAGCCAATGATGTCGAGGTATTGGTTTATGTTTCTGCTGGAGATGATTTTGAGTTGCAAGTCCCATCAATTGGATTGATCGGACGTTTAAACACTTTTTCACAATTACCCGCGCCTGAACCACCGATAGATCCAGATAATATTTCGCGATCTGTTGCCACTTTTTCAGATTTGTCATTAAGTGTTTCTTCACCACCAGTAAGTAGTGAACAGAGTGGTGAAATGTTAGTTCCAGGAGTTGGGGATGTTCCCAATGTTGATGTCGCTCCTGATTACATTCTTAAAGATTCATCAACAACACCAGTGCTAGTCGATAAACTAGCACACATTCATTTTGGCGAAAGAATAGTTAGTATAAGACAATTGCTTAAAAGGTATTGCAATCATACTGTACTAATTCCGCCTACCCTATCTGGCGAGTTTTGTAATGTCAGATGGGTTATGAATGACTTCCCATGCTATCCAGGACCTGATAGTAATGGGATGTACCCAACATTCGGAGGGGGATACAATTATGCCTCTCCTGCGAATTTTTTAAATTATTTTACTCCCGCATTTTTAATGAGACGTGGTTCCGTTCGGAGTAAATATGTTTTATACGATACCCGATACAAAGGAGCCGTCGAGAATAAGCCTACAGTGCTTAATTTCATGGTATCCAGAGCTACGGATACGGGCTTTACTCGAGCATTATCCCCGTATTCGACGTCCGCATTGGAGTCAAACTTTGCACAGCCTTTATTGGCAGTTTCACATTTGCACGGTTTGGCTGGAGCTGAAATAGCAGTTTTACCTCTTAAGAATACAGTAGAGGTTGAAACTCCGTTCTATTCAGCACAGAGATGGTATTTCGCACAGGATAGAGATATAAACAGTGCTTTCAAAGATCCGTTTGGTACGGCGACCGATCTTTTGAGACAACAGACGTTCCATACAGTTAGTTTAGATATGGACGCTCGGTTCGGTTCTGAGGAAACCGAGAACACATTGTTTATAAGACGTTACACGAGTGCAGGTGACGATTATTCCCTGCACTATTATGCTTTTCCACCCAAATTGTATGTAATCGACCCAGTAGATTACCCCAATGGAGGGGCATAAGAAATAGAGCACTCAGTTAGTTCGTGTTTTGACTGAGATGCACTTTTTCCACATAAAAAGAGGTGTTTTTAACCTAGGTAACAACAGAAAGTTTAATGTTACCTGGATTTGTTCACCTCTTGGGCCAAAAA